ACAGTTTGTCTACCGGCATCAATGCTCGTATCTATTCGCCAAACGAAGCCCGCGAACTGCTTGACCTGAACCCATACGAAGGCGGCGACGTCTACGCTAATCCGGCTATCACTCCGGGCGCCGGCGATGAGATGGGCGAAGACGACGACCCCGAAGACGACCTAGACGAAAGCGACACCGGGGCGCGAGCGATGCGGGTAGTTATTTCGCGGGTGCAATCGGTAGAAAAGAATCGAGTCATCAAAGGATGCAAATCGAAAAACTTTGTCGATTGGGTCGATGGCTTCTATGCTCGATTTACCTCGACAATTTCGGACGCTATTCGGCCGCTGCTAGACGATCGAAGCGAGATCGCAGCGGAGACGATTGCAACCGAGTACACTGAGGCCAGTAAAGCGGCACTGCTTGACGCTGCCGGTAATGCCAAAGACGAAACCGAACTCGTTGCCATTGTTGGCGAAACGGTCGCGGGTTGGGATTCCCGCGTTGACCAAATCCTACACGCTATTTCGGAGCAGAATAGCAAATGAGCGATCGCGAAATAATAAAGGTGATATTTCAAAAAGGTGATTTTCACGATTTTGAATACACCGTGACTTCGTTTGACGGCGACAGGCCGATTGACGAATTTATCACCCTTCCTTGCTGCAACTCGGCAGGCGACACGATTGAGTATTGGGAAGAAACCTATCGCTGGCTAGGAACTGAGGACGACGAAGGCCGGTTGATCTACAGGCACTTTTCTTCGAAGTTTTTACGGTCGAAACAAAAGGGCTATCAACCGCCGCAACAAAGCGAAAACACAGAATCGGCGGAGGTGGCCCAATGAGCGGCAAGTTAAAAGGAAGAACGATATTCCAGGGCGGTGAATTTCATGGATGGGAATACGCCATAACCGTGTTTGATGATGACGATTTACATAGGAAATTCATTACACTTCCGGCAATTTACCTTACAAAAACTGCCGTAGTTTATAGAGCCGTTACATATCGCTGGACTGGAGAACGAGACGAAAAAGGGCGATTTGTTTTTAGTTTCTTTACTTCTAGGTATTTGAAAACAAGCGAAAGAGAATATTTACCAAAGCGATACGAAAATGCGGAACTAGAGGAGGTGGCCAAGTGGGCGACGCAAACAAGCCAATGACGGCAACGGATGAGCGGTTTCGATGGTTGAATGACCACGCGGACGGCTGGCAATTCGGCGAAACGGGTATGCTTATCGAGCTTTCGGAGATACTCGAGCCCGATTTAGCCGTTGAAATTGGGGCCGGAGACGGCCAAAGCTTGCCGCTGACGCTTGGTTTTTTGCTCGAAAAAGGCATTAAAACCGTGCTTTTTGAGGCTGACGAACTACGTCAAAACGCCCTCAAAATGACACGAAAAGCGGCTGTTATCCACGGTTTCTTTGACGCAAGGCTGCTAGATGGCCTGGAACTGTCTCAAAGTTTCGTTGTGGTTGACGTCGACGGGCAAGATTGGCCGATTGCTGAGGAAGTGCTGAGATGCGGCAAGCCGCAAGTAATGATGATCGAACACTATGACGAATTCGGGCCGCGGTACGGCAGGTGCGATCCGGAAGGGCTACCGCCGCGGTGGTGTCTTGGTCTGCTTGTCGATGGATTTTCGATTCAGGCACCAGCAAAAGAAATTGAAAAACGCATTCGCTGGTACGGCTACACGCTCATCGCAAAAAGCCGCGTGAACTCTCTTTTTGTCCGCAACGATCTATTGCCAACCCTGGAGGGCTGCTGATGTTTTCTTACAACACGTCAACGAAAGAAATTTTTTTGTACGATTACATCGGCCCTGAATGGTTCGGGATGATCGACGCGGGGGCTGTGCAAGAAGCGTTAAACGCGATTCCCGGCAGGGCTACCGTTCGCATCAACAGCGGGGGCGGTGGGGTCGATGAAGGAATTGCCATTTACGAAATGCTGCGGCGACACCCCGGCGGCGTTGACGTTGTCGTTGACTCTTCGGCCTATTCGATTGCTTCCGTGATTATGCTTGCGGGCGAATCGTTGACGATGGCGAGGGGTGCGGCGGCTATGCTGCATTCCCCGTGGATGATGTTCGCTTCGGGCAACGCCAAAGAGCTTCGCAAGATCGCAGACATGCTAGAGACGAGCGAGGAACGCCTAGTGTCAATCTACGAGGACGCATTTGCCAAGCGTGATAAGCGAAAGGACCGCGACGAAATCAAGGCGATACTAGACGCCGAGACGTGGTACACGGCACAGCAGGCACTAGATGCCGGTCTGATCGATGCGATTGATGGGCAAGCGGTAGAGCCGGTGGCGGCCAAGTATCGAAACATCCCGGCAGCAATCGCACGAGCACAAAAGGCAGGCGATCGAACGCCGTACCCGTTTGCGCGTGAATCGGCAAAACTGAGGCTGCGGAAAAACAGTTGACAAGCGGCAGCAATTTGCTACCGTAATAACACACGACGACTCTATCGCATTCTGGCAACTCGTTAGCGGCCGGATTTCGATTGGCGGCGATTTGGACAAACACCAAACCGCGGCCGATTAAATCCAGGCCGTTTGGCTTTTTAGGACATGATCGGCCGCCAATCAAAAGGCTGATCATGGAATTGAAAGCACGAATCGAAGGGCTGCAAGCCAAGCGGAACGAACTCTACGCCGAAGCTGAGGCAATCCTAGCGGTTGCGAAAGAAGCCGACCGCGATCTTACCGGCGACGAATCGGCACGACTTGTTGCCATCCAAGGCAAGAACGAAAGCGACCTCGGAGAGCTCGGAGCGGTCGACGCACAGCTCAAGCAATGGCAGCATGTCGCGACCCGCATGGAGATCACTCGGGCGCAAGCGTCGGCACCTACTCCGCGGCTTGGGGATCCGCCGGCGACCGTGGTCAACGTCAAGAAGTACCGCGGCAAGGCAAAGAATTTCGATAGCCATCAAGACGCCGTCGACGCCGGCCTATTTTGTGCGGCCGCGATCTACGGGCACAAGCCTTCGTTTGACTACTGCCAAGAAAAGGGTTTGATCGTCAACGCGCATTCGGTTGGCGACAGCACAAAGGGCGGCTACGTTGTTCCTGAACCGCTAGAGGCGTCGATTATTCGGCTTGTCGAAGAACGTGGTGTCTTCCGTCAGTACGCTCGGGTCTATCCGATGGGATCGTCCAGTGTGCTGATCCCGCGTCGTGCCGGCGGGTTCACCTCGTACTTCGTTGGCGAAAACGACGAGATCACCCCGTCGGACATGAAGTTCGACCAGATCAAGTTGGAAGCCAAAAAGCTTGGCGTTTTGACGCAAGTTTCTAGCGAATTCGACGAAGACGCAATCGTCGCTCTAGCCGATTTGGTGTCGACGGAATTCGCTCTGAGCTTTGCCGAAAAGGAAGATCAGTGCGGATTCAATGGCGACGGCACCAGCACGTATGGCGGGATGGTCGGGCTCAAGTCTGCACTTGCTGCGGGCTCGATTGCAAAGACCGCAAGTTCAACCACGTTTGCGGCAATGGTCATTGCGGACTTCGAAGCCGCGGTGGCTAAGTTACCGCAGTTCCCCGGCATCTCGCCGGCGTGGTACGTATCGAGTGCAGCGTATCATCTTTCGATGGCTCGATTGCAATTTGCCGCTGGCGGCAACATGGTCGACAATATCGCGGGATCCCCGCAGTTGTCTTTCTTGGGCTACCCGGTTCGGTTTGCACAAGTGCTTCCGAACTCTTCGGGATCACTTGCCGACACGATCGTCGCCTATTTCGGTGATCTTTCGATGGCAGCAACCTTCGGCAATCGTCGAGGGGTCACGATTTCTTCCGATAGCTCTGTCTACTGGAAGCAAGACGCCATCGGGCTCAAGGGCACCGAACGGTTTGACATCAACGTTCACGAGCGCGGCACCGCAACCGAAGCCGGCCCGATGGTCGCCATCGAGCTTCAATAATCCTTCCCTTGCTCCGGGTAGGGTTGGGGCCGGTTGGCAAATGCTGGCCGGCCCCTTTGACACAAACAAAACACCGACAGGAAAAACAATATGAAAAGCCTTCAGCCGATTTATCAGGAACTTGTTTTCGCACCAGCAGCCGCGGCCACTACGACTGCGGCAAAGTCAATCGACACGCTAGGCGCGAAGAATCTTTGTGTGTCGCTGAACTTCTCGGCGAACCTCAACACGAATGCAGCCGGACCCGCTTTGCAATTCGCCCACAGCGACACGGACGCGGCTACCGCATTCGCGACCTTCGATGCTGCCCTAAATCGCAGCGTTAGCCGTGGAACCGCTGGCGTGATTAGCGTCTCGCATATCAACCTTGACGGAAGCGTCAAGCGATATGTGCAGGTGAAAGTCACTCCGGGCACGACCACGAATGACACCGTCATCTACGGCGGGGTAGCACTGGAAGACAAGGAAATCAGGCCGAGTGCAGTTGCCGACGTTGGCGGCAGTGCCGTCTTGAGCTAATCAACACCAAAACCCGGAGCAAATGGGATGGAAACGAAAGTCAAAGTACATGCCTTCATGACGGCGGCCCGTTACGAAAACAGCATGGCACGAAATCACATCGAGATCGCATTGCGAACGATTGGGATCCCGATGCAGGTAAGCGGCGGCGTATTCTACGGCCAGTGTATGCAAAACATGCTACACGACGCTTTGAAATACGGCATCGACTACGCAATCACGATCGACGGCGACAGCATGTTTACGCACAAGCACATCGAACGATTGCTTGGCGTAATTGTTCGACCCGATTGTGGAATTGACGCATTGGCGGCCCTGCAATGCAAGCGAGGTTGTCACTACCCGTTAGCGAGTTGTGGGGAATCGACACTAACGATCACAGGCGAGCCTTTCAAGGTATCAACAGCACATTTTGGGCTAACGGTACTCGACATGCGGAAGCTTGCTACGGTGCCGCTTCCGTGGTTTGCGGATCGACCTGGGCCGGATGGAACGTGGACGCATAACGACAAAATCGACGCCGACATATCGTTTTGGAAAGCGTGGGGCGAAGCCGGCAATTCGCTCTACATGGATCCGGGTTGTAGCATCGGGCACATGGAAGAAATGATCACAGTTTTCGACGACAAAATGCAGGTACAACACCTCTACCCGAAGGAATGGCGGGCAGCGAATGGTTATAGCGCCACCTGATTACGTGACGGTTGTTTTTCTTCGGGACTGGTTTTTGATTAGGAAAGATCAACGCCACTTAGTGACCTGGGGACAAGCCGACTTACTGACCCGCCGCGGATTTTGCGAGATCGTACAAGATGGAACTGACAGTGCCGAAATGGAAGCGACTAACGCAGCCGACAAGCGAGCCGGTGAGCCTGTTGCAGGCCAAACAGGCTCTGAACATCGGCACCGGCGACGGCACACACGATGAGCGATTGACGCTACTCATTCAGGCGGCCCGTGAGAAATGGGAACGCGATACGCAGCGGGCCACGACGGCAGGAACAT